TTCCCTCTACTTGGGAAACTGGCCTGTTTGTTGTTTCAAGAAAAAGAGCCCGTGGCTATTCGGTTGTTACTGTCCCTGGTGATCCTCCAACGCAAGCAACCCAAGCTTCTCCACCGCCTAATGCCAAGTATCGCTCTAAGTGGCACGACATGGGCAAGGCTGCACAGAAGAAGTTCGTCAAGTATGTCTACCTTCATGTGATGACCAAGGGAGACAACACGATTCCATTGACGTACTACAGGGATTTTGACTATACAGGCATCACTTCCTCTGGTGAGAAGATGCAGCGTGCCGACCATCCAGACCAAGGAGTCTTTGGCACAGCCGTTTGGGACACAGCCGTTTGGGAAGACCCCTTCTTCACAACTATCCGATACCCAATTGCACAAGGCGCGTCTTCTACGTTTGCCTTTGAGTTTGAAACTCAGAATGATATTGTTCTTGTGGGGTACTCGTTAGAGTTCGGCGCTAACAAAACACAGACAATCAAGGGTAAACGCTAATGGCTTTCAAATGGACAGAAGGCGATCACGTTACCAGCAATATCCTTGACGTTGATCAGTTCAACTCCTCATTCAACAATATGAAGGGAGAGATAAACGGAGGATTAGACAGGGAGAACCTGCCCAATGGCTCTATCTCTAATGAAGAACTGTCATCCAAGGCGCTTGTAAAATACGCTGTTCAACCAGGCGTTAGAATGCAGTCTACTGTTTTAGCTACGGCTACTTGGGATGATGGCAGTGGTGGCGCTGCAATAACCGAACAGTTTAGATGCACCAACTACAACAACTATGCGGGCGGTTGGAAAACCAACTCAACACAAAAAGTAAGCTCTTTATTTCAAGAGGGAATGCTGCATGTCGAATACAATGGTTGGTATTGGTTGAGAAACCACATCAATACGACAAACGTTACCAGAAGTGGCGGCCCACATCTACAGTCTTGGTGTCAATTTGAGTTGCTTTTAGATGGAAACCCTATCATTACAGGGGGTCGTCATTACCAAAATGTAGGACAAGTACATCTTGTTGTTGATGTTCCTGTTTCTACTGGCGTCCATGAAGTTGCACTAAGGTGGCGGTTTTCTGCCAATCCAGATCCAAGCACAATTACAGTGCCAACATCAGGTACAGAGTTAGCAAGACCAATATTTTATTATGATGGTGGTCAGATCACAGTCGTCAACAGGTATCGATAATGAGCACAATCACTACCACAAACTTTGAAGCCGGTGAGATTACAGACAGAGCCGCAACGAACACAAACTTCACCGCCGTAGCTACAGCTACTGCTTCAATCAATGAAGAGAATGTTCGGTCTGAAGGCATTGATAAAAGACAGCTTGCTACTCATGCGTATTCAACAGGCCGCATGGAGCCACTGGTTCATATCGACACAGCTAACAACCTGAACTCAGGAGTTATTGAAGACACGGTATATTCCGGGCAGAACGGCACTCAGAAGTTTGAGTTGGATGGTGATCCAGGGGGCCTAAACCATCCCCCTCTTGTCCTTAGCCTCACTGGATTGGCCGGTGGTCATCTTGCGATTGCTACTGGTGATTTGATTCGCATTCATTACACCATCTATCTAAAAAGCCACAACGATTCAACTTTTGCATCTTGCGGCAATGATATTTCAGCTAACGGCGGCAACCCTGCTGACGGTATTGGTTTAGTAATATTCCCGACTTGGAAGCTAACAGGCGGTGGCGCACACCAAATGTTGCCAAATGAGGTAAACCTTATCAATAACTTTGGCCCAGGAGCAGGGGTTACCGTCAACAACACAACAAGCAAAGCTGACTCTATCTCTTTTATTTCGATGGAAGGTGCAGCAGATTCTGCAACTACAGGCGGTGATTGTGTCAGGATGGTTCACGGTTCGTGGAACTATGTTGCTGACCAAGCATACACTGTCTATGAGTTGAAGCTTTATGGCAGAGGGCCAATGGTGTACCAGGGTGATCGTCAACTGTATGTTCCAACGTGGGGCGCTGGGCGATATCATCCTGATTATATGAGAATTCCCTGGGCAGGCAGCACCTTCAACTTCACCATGTCTAATGGCCAGATCAGTATTATGGTTATGAGGGGGGATAGCTAATGGCGTTCGCACCAATAACAATTGTTGCTGGTCCCATTACGGCAACATCTATTCAGCAAAACTCAGACAAGATGCGCAACTATGTTGATGGCGGTGTTGCTTCTGCTGATATGGCAACGGATAACTGGGCAGAATCAAAACACATAATGCGCGGACATTACAATCCTATTGTAAACATGCACACGTTTACTACCGGATTAGATGGTGGATACCGATCTACATCAGACGAAATGTCTTTTGTTGGAGATGGCCCAACGGGCCGTGGAGCCCCAGACAACCCGGTAGACATGAACTTTTCAAACACTGGCATAAGCTTCTTTCTAAGAAGCGCGGCTGATGTAATGTTTCAGTTTACAGCTTACCCAATNACNCCNTCNATNAACACNNCNNGNACACCATTGTCGCCNCTTACNAANGCNACNGTNTACATTGATGGGGTCAAGNNATATNAAACNNANGTAGCNACTCGTCANATTATTGATGCTGGCTCTCATCAGCAATCTGACTTTTGGATTGCTCATAACTTCAATGTTTGGTCTGGGTTTTTCATCTCTAAGAATCTTGGCGAAGGAGATCACTCTATTACCATTCGCGGAGAGACTGAGGGTCGTTATAGCTTTCTTATGAATTTCTCAGTAAGCCTTGAAGCTTTTTACAGGTAGGACAATATGGCAAGTAGATTGACAGGCGCAGCAGAAGGTGCGGCAACGGGGGCTTCATTAGGAACAGCGATTGCTCCTGGTTACGGTACGGCTATTGGCGCTGGAGTTGGCGCTATTGGTGGCGCTATTGCCGCTGGTGGTGAGACTGATGCCGAGCGTTTAGAACGAGAACGCCTTGAAGAGCTTATGCGCCGTCAAGAGCTTGGAACCCTTGGTCTTACAGGCCAGGAGATGAACGTTGCGCTGAACCAAGAGCAGGGCGCCCTAAGTCAACAGCAACAGGCCCAGGCTGCCCAGCAAGCGGGACTACTGGCTACAACTGGACTTGGTGCGGGGGCATACCTCAAAGGCCAACAGGAGGCAGACGCCAAGGCAAGGCAGGAAATGGCCATGGCTCGCCAGAAGGTAGAAGCAAGAGATGTAATGGAGAAGCGAGCACAAGAAAAAGAGTTGTTGGCTCTTTCGGGACTTGCTGAAGACAGGGCCACACAAGAAAGAGAGGCGATGATTAGTTCCCTTGGCGGACTTGCAACAACAACGGCAGTCGCTGGTCAGGCAGTTTGGCAAAGAGAACAGGCTAAAGAGTTGTTGGCAAAACAAGAGGAAACAAAAAAAGCACTTCTTGATACCCAGTGGAATAAAGCCATGGCGGGTCAAGATGACGCCGCTGTAGACGCGGCTTTTGCTGCACAGGGGTTTTCATTCAAACCAAGTACCGCGATCCTTCATCCCGCCAACCCAATGAGTCCCTTTGGAGCTATAGCCCCAGACTCGTTTGAAACGCCGCTTATTCAGCAGTTTATCGCAATGGGAGGGGATCCCTCAGACATGCTTTCTGTGGAAAGGTTTATGCAAGCAAGGCAGGGAATGTCCAAAGCAGCGGAAGAGGCTGAGATACTAAGGCAATTGACTATTCGGAGGCTTACCAATGGCCAGTAACGCACAAGTATTTTCTGACTACTATGCAAAGTCAGTGGTGGATTACTGGGACACACAACGGGCAGAGGCTCGCGCACTTCTAATCAAAGAAGGCGATGACAACAGTGCCTATATCAAGAGCCTTGAGTCTGCTATTCGGGCCGCTGATGACGACATTCGTGGATGGGTGACTGTCTCCGACACGAGAGAAAGAGCAGAGATGCAGGCTCTTGTTCGTCGTAACAAAGAGATTCAACGCGAGTCTCGACGCCGTGCAAAGAACTCTCGTTCAGCACAGAAGGCAGCAGATAGCGCCCTTAGCAAGCCAGAGAAGAAGGCGGCAGAGGCGGCCACTGGTCAAGTTGAGGGTGGAAACACCCTGGCTGTTTTGTTTGGGTCTGAGCAAATGGGGGGTAACGATCAAGAGCAGATTGCCGCCATTATGAGCCACCTAAGCACCGGAACCGACCTTGTTCGTGTTCTTGAAACCTACAACTCAGGAGCACCAGGCTCTAAAGCGTCAAACGATACCAGGATAGCGCTCGCCCACGGGATTGTCCGCGCCATGGGGTCTGCAAAACACCGCAAAGGTGGTGTCGGGCCGTCTTCTAAGGTTATGAACCTTGCCGCTGCTCGTATGGTTGGCCTTGCGGACAATGAGGTAGCAAGGATTGGAACCTACGACGCCCTTCTACAAGAAGAGGTTGGGCGTGCGGCATCAACGGTTCAGTCTGCCAAAAGTTCTGGCGCTGGTGCTGCTGCTGTAGCTGCTGATCTTGAGGCAAGAGGTTGGGATCCCTTTGAC